GAAAAGGCAAACCTAGCACTAACAAAAGCGACTACAATAGCAAACAAAGCGTTAGGACTTTCAACAGATACAGCGACAAAGTCTTTTAAGTTAATGAGAGGTGCTTTAATAGCTACAGGAATCGGTGCTTTAGTTGTGTTGATAGGTACCTTAATTGCTAACTGGGATAAGGTGTCTAAAGCTTTAGGAGGTGCAACAGACGCACAAAACGCATATAATGACGCAACAGCAAAAGCGATTGACGGCATAGGTAAAGAGCTAGACGCGGCTGACAAATTACAAAAAACATTAGAAGACGACACAGCAACGAGAGAGGAAAAAGTTCAGGCTGTTAAAGACTTACAAAAAGAATACCCTGGACTACTAGACAACGTTGACGCTGAGAAAGACGGATTAGACGCTGTGAGTGTAGCCTTAGAAAAAAACATTGAATTAATTACTATTAAAGCACAGTTAGAGGCTTTAGCAGAATTAAGACAGGAGAAAACAAAAGAGAATTTAAAGTTAGAATTAGAAGCACAAACAGGCGTTAATAATGGACTTTTTGAATCGGCTCAAGCTTTCGCTTTAAGAGCAACAGGAATAGCGGGAGACATATCAGCTCAGGAATTAGCTAATTTAAAAACAGGCGAATCAATAAATAAAAACAAAGAATATATTAATAGTATTGACGGACTCGTTAAAGGATTAGAAGAAAAGAAAAAAATAGCAATTGAGGGTAACGCAGTAGACGCTGAAATGATAGCAGAGGAGGCTGACAGATTAAAAGAATTAGAAAAGCAAAAGAAAACAGCAAATGCTAACGCTAAAAAAAGAGCAGACGAAGAAGCAAAAGCAAAAAAGGCGGCAGAAGATTTAATGTTTGCAGCGAGAAAAGAGATAAACAAAAGACGAGTAATTGAGGAAATAGAAACAAATAATAAACTAAAAGAAGAAGAAAAGTCTACACTTGAAACACTATCGGGATTTTATAAAGCTTATTATGATAAACAAAGAGAAGAACAACAAAAAGAGTTAGAGAGACAAATAGCTTTAGAAGATGCAAAGTTAGGATTAGCGGCTGACGGAGTAGGTGCTTTAATTAATTTAACAACAGCTTTTGCAAAGGACAACGAGAAGAGTCAAAAGAGAGCTTTTGAAATAAATAAAAGACTACAAATTGCACAGGCAATAATACAAACTTATCAGGGTGCTAACGCTATCTTTGCGAGTGCTGCGGCAAACCCTGCAACGGTATTATTTCCCGCTCAGCCTTTTATAGCGGCAGGAATTGCAATTGCTAACGGATTGGCAAACGTTGCGACAATAAGTAAACAACAGTTTCAGAGTTCGAGTCCTGGAGGCGGAGGAAACAAAGCTCCTGACTTTTCAGGTGGTGGAGGAACAGCTCCTCAATTGTCACCAGTTACAAATACGAGTACAATTGTACCACAAGGACCAACACAGGTTTTTGTTACAGAGACAGATATTACTAACACACAAAATCAAGTGAATGTCATACAAGGACAGGCAACACTAAGTTAAAATTTATATTATGGAAAAAAGCGAATTATTAGAATTAATTATTGACGAGGAAGATGAGTCGGGTGTCGATTTTATCGCATTAGTTGACAACCCTGCGATTGAATCAAATTGGCAGTCGTTTAATAAAAAAGATGTTAAACAAATATTTCAAATTCAAGACGAAGAGAAAAGAATTGTAAGCGGTTACTTTATGAAAGCCGATTTACCTATTATTAGACTTAACGATAAAAATGAAAAGTACTATGTTGTATTTCGTAGAGAAACAATTGAGAAGATAGTTAATAAATTCTTTAAGAACGGATATAACGCAAACGTTAATTTAATGCACGACAACAACCTACAGGCGAAAGGTGTTTATGTTATAGAGTCATTAATAATAGATTCTAAACGAGGAACAAAAGCTCCTGACGGTTTTGAAGATGCACCTGACGGAAGTTGGTTCGGTTCAATGAGAGTTGAAAACGATGAGGTTTGGCAAATGGTAAAAGACGGAACGTTCAAAGGCTTTTCAGTTGAGGGAATGTTTGGTCAGGATAAGACTATTAAATACCCGACTAACTTAATTAAAAAGATTAGAGACGTAGTAAAGAGATATAAAGAAAATTTAAAATAAATAACAGCTACGTTCAAAAATTGAATTATTTGTTATATATACTTAATATAAAAAAGTTTTATTATGAATGAATTAAAAGAATTGTTTAACGACATCAAAAGCATTTTCAAAAACGAAGGCGTTGAAGTTGAAGCAAAATCTAAAATTCAGACAGAAACCACCGAAACGGAACAAACGGAAGTAAGCGAGGAGACTGTAGAGTCTACGAGTGAAAAGTTTGAAGACGTAGTACTGGCAGACGGAACAGTAGCTCAAATTGAGCCTGAAGTCGTTGTTGGTGCTGCTGTTGTAGTTGAGGTTGAGGGAGAACTTTTACCCGCTCCAGACGGAGAACACGAGCTTAGTGATGGTCGAAAGATTGTCACAGAGGCAGGTGTTGTCGTTGAGGTTGTAGAGGTAGAAGAAGAAGAAGCTCCTGAGGTTGAAGCTGAAGAAGAAGAGGAAGCGGAAATGTCAGCACCTTTGACTGAGTCTCAAGAAAGAGAAGCGAAGAAAATTATTGAGAGCATTGTTACAGAAAGAGTTTTCGGAATGGAAGCTACGCTTTCTGAAGAGTTCACAGAACTAAAAAACGACATTGCTAACCTTAAGGAGTCTTTCGCTAAACTTTTAGGACTAACCGAAAAGCTTTTAGTCGAGCCGACAAAAGACGCTGTTAAGAAAAGAAGTTCAGCGTTCAAAGCATTTAAAAAAGACACTAAAAAAGATTTAATTAGTGTTTTAAAATCTAAAAAAATTATTAACTAAAAAAAAAATAAATTATGAGTTTTGATGTAAGTGCGTTACCAGCGTATACAGAACAGAACGCAATGGGCATTATAGTAGAGTCTGTTGCAAAAGGTAGATTAGCTGAATATGCTAATATACAAGACGGTGTGAAAGGACCGACCACAATTAACATTTTAGATACTGACGTTGTTTTTCAAGCAGACGGATGTTCAAGAAGTGCAAGTGGTACGACTACTTTAACACAAAGAACAATTACTCCTGGAGCTGTTGCAGTTCACGAAGACCTTTGTATGACTGACCTAGCTGCTAAATATACAGCAGTAATGTTGAAACAAGGTCTTACTAACGAAAAAGAAGAAGTTCCTTTTGAAGAGATATATTTCGCTCAAAAAGTTGCTAAAGTTCAAGACGCTTTAGGTAAAGCATACTGGCAAGGAGACACCGCTTCAGGTGCTGCTAACCTAAGTAAGTTTGATGGATTAGATAAACAAATTTTAGCGGCAGGAACTGCTATCAACGGTAACCCTTCAGGGATTACTACAGGAACAGGATATACTTCAGCTAATATTATTAGCATCCTTTTAGGAATGGCTGAATTAACTCCTGAAGCTATCGCAGGAGCAGACGATTTAAAATTGTTTGTTGCACCTGCTCAGTTTTTATCTTACCAAAGAGCATTAGCTGACGGAAACTATTTTCATTATGTATCTGAAGGACAGACTCAGTCTATGCCTTTAATCGGTTTCCCTAATATTGAAGTTGTTTCAGACCCAGGTCTAACTCAATCAAATAACAACATCTATTTAATGAGAGCGTCAAACGTTTTTATTGGTGTTGATTTACCTGACGAAGAGGCTAACGATGTGAGAAGTTGGTACGATGACAATGATAGAATATATAAAGTAACAATGGCTTTCAGAACAGGTGTGAACGTTGCGTTCCCTGACGAAATTGTTAGATTTGCTTTAGTATAAGAATAAGAAATAAGGGAGTTTAAAAGCTCCCTTTTATTAACCCAACTGTCTGATTATCAAACAGTTATAAAAAAAAATTAATATGAGTTGTCCATTAGCTACAGGTTTTTCTAGAGATTGCTCCGATAGTATCGGCGGAATTGAAGAGATTCTTATATCAGAAAGGGACAATGTGTCAGCGTTTACAGTAGCGAATCACGACATTTCAGCAATCACACAAGTAGCAGCAACAAACTTCTACAAGTATGAATTAAAGAAAGAGTCAGGTTCTCTAACTTCTACGTCTACCATTGACCCAGTAGGTGGAACATCGTTTTACGATAATGTTGCCGCTTTCACAATAAATAAATTATCAGCCGCTAAAACTAACGAGATGCGTCTTATGATTTTAGCTCGTCTTTTCGTAATTGTAAAAGACAATAACGGTCTTTATTGGGCGTTAGGAGCAGACGCTTTCGCTGAAGGTTCTTCACTTGTTGCACAAACAGGTCAAGCTTTCGGAGATGCTAATCAGTATCAAATTGAAATTACTGATAAATCAAAATTTAGCTGTTACGGAGTTGAGGCTTCAGTAATAGCAGGATTGACTATTGCATAATAGTTCTTTGTTGTTTGGAAGAGGGGGTGTTTTAAGTAGCATCTCCTTTTTTTTAAAAAAATAAGTTATGATAAAAAAAGAATTTTTAGGTCACACACTACATATAAAAGGTTTTAAAGTAGAAGTAAAAGAAGAAAATATTAAACTACTTAAACAACTAGGAGCAGAGCATATCTTTGAAGAAAAGAAAAAAGCGAAGAAGAATGATAGTGCTAAATAAGAACCAAACTACTAATTTTGTGGCTACACTTTTTGAGTTAAGTACTTTAACAAATCCGAATTATTTGTTTAAATTTACGAGCGACCAAACAAAAGTGAGTTACTTTACAATAATAGCAGACATCAGCACCAATAAGACTCGTTACAATGAGTTTAATTTTATTGAGGGTGTTGACGATGCTGTTAACGGTAGTTTAATCCTTGGAAAAGGTGGTTTTTATTCCTATGAAGTTTACGAGCAAGTTAGCTCTACAAACTTAGACCCGTCAGGGTTAACAAAAGTAGAAGAGGGAAAAGTAAAATTATTAGATAGCACTTACACTCCGTCTTATACACAACACACAAACGCAACAAATACTAATATAGTATACAATCCGTCATTATGAGCATTAAATTATTACCGTTAGATTTTGGAGGTTATGAGCTACCTCAATTTAAAGAATCAAAAAAGGGTGACTGGTATGAATACGGAACAGATAGACCTTATAAAAACACTTATCCTGATTACTTAACTAAGTTATATAATGAAAGCTCAAAACATAATCAAATAATCAATTCTAAGGTTAAGTTTATAGTCGGTCAAGGGTTTAGTATAGAGGGGAATTTATCGTTTAAAGAGAGAGCTTATATAGAGGGATTCTTAAGGATGCC